ATGTACTACATCACCGGAGATACCCACGGAGACTTTACCCGCATCGAGCGGTTCTGCGAACGCTTCCACCCCACCAGGGATGACGTGATGATCATCCTGGGTGACGCGGGCTTCAACTATTACGGCGGCAAGCGTGACCAGCGCATCAAACAGCGCATGGCCGAAATGCCCATCACCATCTTCTCCATCCACGGCAACCATGAAATGCGGCCGGGAAAGATCCCTTCATATAAATTGCAGCAATGGCACGGCGGCATGGTTTTCGCTGAGGACGCGTATCCCAGTCTGCTCTTTGCCGTGGACGGTGAAGTATTCGACATGGGCGGGCTTCAGACCATCGCCATCGGCGGCGCGTACAGCGTGGATAAATACTACAGGCTCATGAACGGCTGGAACTGGTGGCCGGACGAGCAGCCAACGCCAGAGATGAAAAAGGGCATCGAAAAATGCCTGGATTACCAGCATTGGAAAGTGGACGTGGTGCTCTCGCACACAGTGCCGCTCAAATATGAGCCAGTGGAGGTGTTCCTTCCCCAGATCGATCAGAGCCAGGTGGACAAAAGCACCGAGACCTGGCTGGACAGCATTGAGGACCTCCTCGCCTACCGGCACTGGTATGCCGGGCATTATCACACGGAAAAGGAAATCGACAGGCTTACGCTGCTCTTCGAATCCATCCGGGAACTCAAAGCGTGAGGTGATAGTGATGGAAGAAAAGGACATCCACAATGACGTGTGGCTGGAGGAATGGAATTCGGAGTGGCCGCATGAGTTCCACTTAGAAAAGGAATGCATCATCGGCGCACTGGTCGCCAACGATCACACCGCCTACGTCCGGCACGTGGGTTCTACGTCCATAGAGGGCATGCCCGCCAAGCCCATCATCGACATTCTGGTCTGCCCGGAAAAGGATATCCCGCTGGAGGACTGCATCCCCGATCTGGAGCGCATCGGCTACCGGAACCTGGGCGAATGCGGCCGGGCAGGAAGGTACTTTTTATCCAGCGGCGATGAGCCGGGAAAGACGTTCTATGTTCATCTGTGCTACGAGGACAACCCCGTGGCGCAGGATCAGATGCTGTTCCAGAGACTGCTGCGGGACAGCGAACTGCTGCGCTCCAGGTACAGATATACGAAGCATATGCTGGAGGGCATTTTTCCGGAGGAACGGGATATGTACCGCGCAGTGAAAGGGTTCTTCATCATGGGCGTGCTTGCCGGGTACAGGCAGGCGCTTGCGGAAAAAGGAAGTGAAGCGACATGAGCGTATGGTTGGAAGGCTATACTGAAGCCAGAGTAAACGGTCAGTGGCGGTGCATTGATTTCTTTCAGCAGGACATCAAGGGCCAGCTGAAAATCGTCCCCTGCGTCATCGGACAGAGCATGGTCAGGCAGGCGCTTGAATGGGACTGTGACTGTAATTATGTCATGGGCGTGCCGGATGGGCTGTCCGACGCGGTGCGGAAAGAATGTACGGACAGCAACGGCGTGCTTGCCGGCACCGAGACTCCCAGATGGGGCAGCTGGTATGTCATTGACGGAAAATGGTTTGATAAGGTGGACTTCAGCATGCCGGAATACTGCGGCTTCTTCCCCCGGCAGGATATCAGCAGACAGCTGAGCAATCCGGATGAGGATTCCCTGGATGAGGAGCATATGCTCTCCGTGGGGGACTACCAGGCATTGGACGCTGAAGCGAAAAAGGCATACCAGTATTATGAATATACCCCTCCCCACGGCAGCCGCCATATCCTCAAGGAGCTTTATCAGGCGGTTGCGGCCCGTGTGGCGGCTTTCAATCGCGCGCTTGCATGGGAGGACGAAGGCTCCGCTATCAGCCTGCGGGATGTGCGCGTGGTCATATTGGAAAGCTGAGCATGCCCATGACCTGCGTACTTTCAGATATTCACGGAGAGATGGGGGCTTTTGACAACATCCTCTCTCAGATACATCCTGGCGAGGATGATCATCTGCATATCATCGGAGACGTTATTGATCGCGGCCCGCATTCGATAGAACTGCTGCGGCGCATCCGCGAGATGCCCAACACCACGCTGATGCTCGGCAACCACGAATACATGATGATCGACCGGCTGCGCCATCCGGATAATCGGAGACTTGCGATGCTGTGGTACAAAAACAGCGGCGCTGAAACAAAAGCCGCGTTTGAAAAACTGCCCGAAGATGAAGGGGATGACTTGCTCCGGTACATTGAAGGACTCCCAGTACAGGTAGAGATCAGCGTGAACGGTGAATCATTCCTGCTGGTACACGCCCGTCCGAGGGAGAATTATGAGCTTCTGCACGACTGGTATGAGAACGATGTTCAGATGGCGGTGTGGTCGAGAATAGAGCCATGGACAGAACTCCCGGAAGGAAAAACGGTTGTGTTCGGGCACACCCCTACCATGCAATTCCAGCGCGTCAAAGGCAGAATGCGCATCTACAACGGGAGTAACCGCATCGGCATCGATTGCGGCTGCACTTACCCTGAATTGCGCGGGCAGCTGGGATGCCTGCGGCTTGAGGACATGAAAGAGTTTTATTCGTCCGGAGAATACGGCGAAATTGTCGGCCTGGACGAATGGGAGGAAAACGATTGATCTACTATACATCTGACCTGCATCTGGGTCATGCCAATGTCATCCGCCACTGCGACCGCCCTTTCGCGGACGCGAATGAGATGGACGCCGCGCTGATCAATAACTGGAACGCCAAAGTGCATCGAAACGATACCGTGTATATCGTGGGCGACTTTCTCTTCCGCGCAAAGCGACCGGCAGAGGAATACCTGTCCGTGCTGAAAGGCAAAAAGCACCTGATCATCGGCAACCACGATAAGTACTGGATGAAGAAAGTCGATTTGAGCGTATGGTTTGAAAGCGTATCACCCATGCTGTTTGTCCAGGACAGCGGACACACCGCCACGCTCTGTCACTATCCCATGATGTCCTGGCCGGGCATGAGCAAAGGTGGGTTCATGGTGTACGGCCACATCCACAACAACACCAACGCCGACTACTGGCCGCTCATCGCCGCGCGTTCGCAGATGCTCAATGCCGGAGTGGACATCAACGGTTTTGCGCCGGTGACGCTGGATGAGATGATCGAATATAACCGGCGCTTTAAGGAGGGACACGCATGTATGACAGAAGACAACGCCTGATCGAGGTCTTTCAGGATACGCAGAAATACTACACCGAAAACGAGCAGCTGGCCGCTGCGGTCGCTGCCAGCAGGTGGGCCACGCGCTTGTACGGCCCGGATGATTATCCCGCCCTGCCTGAGAAGCGTACAACGCCCGTGCAGATCGAGGTGACGAAGAGCACCAGTTTCACGGCGGCGAACCAGCGGTATTTCCATCACGGAAAGGAACATATCGCCGTGCTGAACTTTGCCTCGGCGGTCAATCCCGGCGGCGGGGTGCGAAGCGGCAGCAGCGCCCAGGAAGAAAGCCTGTGCCGGTGCTCCACGCTCTATCCCACGCTGAACCAGCGGTTCCTGTGGGAGAAATATTACGAGCCCAACCGCGCCGCCAACGATCCCCTGCACACGGACGCCTGCATCTGGTCGCCGGGCATCGTGATCTGCAAGCTGGACACCAGCGGCAATCCCCGTATTGCCCCGGAGGGCTGGGCGACTGTGGATGTGATCTCCTGCGCCGCGCCCAACCTGCGGGAACGGACGGGCAATCTCCATAATCCCGAAACGGCGGTCTCCGTTCACCTGACATCGGACGAGCAGTATGCGCTCCACCTGAAACGCGCAAAGCACATCCTGCATATCGCCGCGTCAAAGCGGGTGGAAGCGCTCATCCTCGGCGCATTTGGCTGCGGCGCGTTTGCCAACGATCCCTGGGCTGTGGCAAGGGCATATAAAGACGCGCTGGAGGAATACGGGCAGTACTTCAAATACATCGAGTTCGCGGTATACTGTCGGGATTATGAGACGGAGAATTACAACGCCTTCCGGCAGACCCTCTGTGGGCGGCGTTGAACTGACGGTTCAATGACAATCCCGGCGCCATCGGGTATACTGGAACCGAAGAATATGAGGAGGAACGAAGGAATGAACCTGAAAGATGTATTCCGTTATCAGAACAGGCTGCAGGGCCTGATCACGGAAGCCCGGATGATCCTGGGCGACGAAAGCAATGTTACCGTGCAGGAGGTCACCCTGTTGAAAAGGAAGGTCATGGCCGAAGCGGAAGACGAGACCCGCATCCAGGAAGCGCCCTCCGAGTACGCCGACCGGATCAACGACGTCGTGGGCTTCCTGCTGTGGCTTCTGTCCGAGCATGAGAAACTGACCCGCGCCATCCGCCGGACGAAGAACGCGCTCAAGCTGGACATGGATGGCGAGATCAGCCTCAACAAGCAGCGCCAGGAGATTGCCTCCACCCTGCGGGAGATGACCGGCATCCGCTCCTCCGAGCGCACCGTTGTCGGCGGCGGCCGGGGCTACCGCTTCAACGCCGAGGGCAACCAGGTGGCCTACACCTGCGACCTGAAAAAGGTGACGACCATCAACTTTGACCGCAAGCTGGTACGCAATGCCACGGCGGAGCTGGAGCGCCGGGCGGACGCTGTCTCCACGGAGATCGACCAGTGCGCCATCAATTCCAACGTGGACTACATCACGCCCTTCGGCGTGAACGACGGCTTTGACGAGGCGTTTGAAGCCTACATGGCCCAGAAGGCCTGACGGGCGTCCGGCTGCCTGAGAAGCAGCGGAGCGCGGGATACGCGGAAGCCGGTTCAGGCGCAGATGAACGATAACGCTGCGCATATGCGTAAAAGCGCCAAAAATAATACATAGCAAATGTATTGATGCTGCCTCTCAGGCGACATTTGGTAGGAGCGACCACCGTCTCCCGCTTCAAACGCACGACCATACGAACTTGCCCGCTCCGTAAACCCGTTCACACGGTCTGCCGTCTACGTTTCGCGCAAAAGTGAGCAATGGGAGGTCCTGAAAGCCTCCTGAAAGGTCTTGAAAACCTTTCTTATGATGATTTCGGGTATTCCGACGGCTGTGGGCGAAGGCTTGCCTTCAAACACGCCGGAAGGAACACCCTCAAATGGCGGAAACGTATCTCGAGTGCCGCTGTTTCTCAGGCAGCCGGGCATAAAAAAAGTGGGCGGCAGGAATCATCCTGCCGCTCGATGCGAATCAGGGTATTCACTTGTCGTGACCCGACCAGAATGTCCTCAATGGGAACCTCCAGCAGGGCGCTGAGCGCGTAGAGGTTGTCGACAGACGGCAGGGTCTCGCCGTGCTGCCATTTGTAGATGGCTCTCGGCTCTTCAAAGCCGAACCAGTCCTGCAGGTCGCGCACCGTCATGCCGCGCTCTTTCCGCAGCCTGACGATGTTCTCGCCCGTTGCCACCGGGTCGATCACAGACTGTACGCGGGCGGCAGGTCGTAGGGTTCGCTGTTCATGGCGGCAATGGGATGGTTGTCAACCTGCCGGTAGTCTTCCGCGCACCCGTCCATTTCCTCCGTCAGCATCCAGGCCAGCCCTTTGACAAAAGTCTCATCCAGCGGCCGGTATATGCCGCTCACCATCTCGGACCATGCGTGGCGGTTGTTCCAGATCATCTGTTCCTGGATGCTCTCGGGTTCGGTGCCCCTGGCCAGAAAATCCATCGCCTCCTGCAAAGGGATCTGCGCGCCCTCCACAAAGCTGGTGAAGAACATTTCCTCCGTCATGGCGCTGGTCATTTCCGCACGGTAGGGGTCAAAGGAACCGTCCTGAGCAATGGCCTCCTCGCAGAGCCGTTCGCTGGCTGTGACCATTTTTTGCGTCAGCACATACCAGTACGGCGTGCCAGCCGCGTTATAAAGGGGCAGGATCACGGCTTTTGCCTTGCGGCGGTTCAGCAGTTCCGGCCAGAACTGATCAATGGAGTAATTGAGCGGCAGCTTAAAGAGCACCTCCTGCCGGGAGAGGTAATGCGTCTGGAAATGCGCCAGCAGTTTTTCCTTGTCCATTGCCATATGCGCACCCTCCTTCAGCAGGGATGGTTCAGCGCCCCGTCAAGAGGCATTTGCAGTTCGGCGGGCTGCGCCGTATGCAGGTCAAACACAATGGCCTGATGGGACGCGATGTAATTTCCGTAAATCACTCGCGGCTGGTTGTCCGTCCAGCCGGTCAGACGGCGGATGCGACGGAGCAGGGCGTGCCCGCTCATTTCAAACTGCACCATGGTGTCCGGCGGTATGACCACCGCTTCCCGGTCATCTACGGTACAGGCCTGCAGGAGCAGCATCTGCCGTTCCTCGTTGATCAGCATCTGCACCTGCTTCGGATGCTCCAGCGTTTCCAGGATCGCCTTGCTGACCAGAATGCTGTCCTCCTCCAGGCACAGCGTCAGCATAAGGGGTTCATTCATTGTCACACCATCCTCTCCGCCCACTCACGGGGGACCGGTTGTCTGGCGCTGCGCGGAATTGGCCTTTCATACGGCGGCGCCGTGGTTTCCATCAGGTCAAACAGTAGTCCGCGCGCGTTCTCAAGCTCAGACGGCGCTCCTGCCAGGGTGTAATTCAGATAGAAATCCCAGGACATCATGCGATAGAGCCTGTCAATGAACAGGCCGCATTTTTCAATGACATAGCTGTCAGGATCACCCTCAGCGGTTACCATCCGGACGGAATAGCGCATTTTCTTTTTCGCAGACTGCACCAGAAGTTTCTGACGGTCTTCGCTGATCAGCATCCGGATATACGGCGGCTGTCCGTCCTCCCGCGCGGGAAGGCCCTTCATGCGAATGCTCCCCGTGCTGGCGGAGATGGTCATTTCCACCGGGCGTATCCGTTCTCTCTGTCTTTCCATCGTTGCCGTTGTCATACTTTCGTCACCTCTCCCGTCTCCTGATCGATCAGCTCCATGGGTACCTGCTCCTGCGCGGGGATGCCCGGCCCGACATCAGCGAAATCGTAGCCCTCCAGCAGGTTCACCTGCGTGGACGCGGCGTGCTCCACAACAGGGATGCCGAAGGAATCGCGCCAGTCGGCGGGATAAACCGCCGCGCTGCGCTTGGCCTTCGCGGTGGGGTTCTCCGGGTCCTTAACTGCAGGCAGGAAGATCTCCGTGCTGGTCAGGTCGAACACATACAGCTGTTCACCCTGATAACTGATTCTGGTGCCCTGCAGTTTGTAGCGGTACAGCGCCTCCCAGCCCATCATCTCATACAGCTTGGCGGTGAACAGGCCGCATGTGATCTGGCGGCTCCTGCGTTTGTCATCCTTGGCGATGCACCAGCGGATGGCGTCCCTGGCGCCTTCCTCACAGGGTCGTATGACAAGCTTCTCCGTGGTGGGGTTCACCAGCACCTGCACGTAGACCACCTGTTCCAGACGGGATATGCAGGCGTTGTTGAAAATAATGCTGTTGCCCTTGATGGTCAGCGTGGGGTCAAATTTGTGGGAGAAGAACTCCCTGCGCACCACCTGGTAGCCGTCAAAGGAGAAGCCTGCCTCCATGGCGATGCGCTGCGCTTCCTCGCGCTCCTCCTTGCTCAGGGGTTTGAACCCGCCCTGGGTCAGCACCTGCGCGCCCTTCATGGGCGGAGCGCCGTAGGGCTGGGGCTGGGCAAAGGGACGCTGGGCAGGCGCGGAAAAGCCCGGCTGCGGCAGCGCCTGCACGGGCCTGGAATACTGCGGGGACGCCTGGGGATTGTAGGGGTAATCGGTTCTGCGTTCATCCACGGTTCATCACTCCTTTTTGCTTTTATCCTTCCGGGGTACAGTACCCACGGGAGGGGCGGCTTTTGGGCTGAAGGTAACCGTGGGCTCAAAAGCATGGCTGAACATGTTCCCGCTGACCACCTGGAAACCGTCTTTGATTTTCGGCGCGTCCTCCGGCTGCTCATCCTCGGCAGGCTTGATCTCCTGCTTCATGGCATCCTGGATTTGGGCGAAACGGGCACTGATGAAGCAGGCAAATTGATCCGCTCAAAGTACCCTTCTCTCAGTGACGTGGAGTCGAAAGAAATCGTGCTGCTCCTTCAGTCAGCAATGGAGAAGAAAAAAGGCGAAAAAGTTACGCTGGTAGCTACCGCTCCGACTTCGTTCTCTATTAAGGCCCGACCGACGAAGGTCACTGTTGACAGCATGATCCGCAGCGCATCAGCCAGCATTCTGATTACCGGGTATTCACTGTCTGATTATTTCAGCGACCTGGTCGATGAAATAATACTGAAAAGTCAGCGCGGGGTGTTCGTGAAGTTTTTCGTGAACGACATCGAACATCAGACTGGCTTTGACAGGGTACTGCGGTACAAAGGCCGATTTCTTCGAGTCTACAATTACCCAAGGCAGGCGGACGATAAGATGGCGGCACTGCACGCCAAGGTGATTTCAGTGGACAAAAAGGAAACACTAATAACATCAGCGAATCTGTCCTATCATGGGCAGGAGGGAAATCTTGAGCTTGGTACATACATCGAATCTCCGGCAATCGCACGTCAGATTGATGACGTGTTTACGCAGCTGATTTTCAGGAAAGTATTTGTTGAGGTCTGACATGGCGGACATCAAATCACCGGAAGAGCGCAGCCGCAATATGCGGGCGATACGCAGCAAAGATACAAAGCCAGAGATATACCTGCGCAAGCTGCTGTTCGCGCAGGGGCTGCGTTACCGAAAAAACGTTCAGAAGCTTCCTGGCTCTCCCGACATGTATCTCGCAAAGTACCGGACTGCTATTTTTGTTCATGGATGTTTCTGGCATCGACACCAAGGGTGCAAATACGCTTATATGCCGAAAAGCAGGACTGAATTCTGGGTGGAGAAATTCGATGTTAATGTCAGTCGTGACAGGCTGGTACACGAACAGCTCTCCCGAATGGGTATCAGATATTTGATTGTCTGGGAGTGTACAATTAATGCAATGGTGAAAAGCACCATATTCCGAGAAGACCAGTTAAGAGAAATCTTGGCATTCTTAGAAGGAACCGAAGAATCAATGGAACTCTGATTGCAATCATAGAATCACGCAGAGAGGTAAAGGCAATGCAGGAAATTTACAGTAACACCACCTTTAACGTCAACCACCTCATCAGCAAGATTGAGACGGGCGAACTCGGCCTGCCGGAGTTGCAGCGTCCATTTGTCTGGAAAGATACAAAGGTACGTGATCTGCTGGATTCAATGATGAAGGGCTATCCCGTCGGCTATCTGATGCTCTGGAAATGCCCAGATTCTGACAGCAATCGTGTTATCGGAACTGGTACGCACAACTATGATTCACCACGGGAAGTCATCATTGACGGGCAGCAGAGACTTACCTCTTTGTATGCTGTAATGAGAGGCGGAAAAGTCCTTAACTCGAAGTATGAGGAGAGGACAATAGTGATCTCCTACTGCCCACTCAAGAATAAATTCGAAGTGGGAACCCCGGCAACCAGACGCGATCCAGAATGGATCTATGATATAACGGAGCTATATACTGCCAGTAGTTCCAGGAGATTTACCAACAGTTTTATAGCTACCCTCCAAGCAGCTCGGGAGTCACGAGGGGAAACCTTGACCGAGGAAGAGCAGGATCTGATTGCAGATCGTATATCCGCAGTTGAAAATCTTACAAAGTTTACCATGCCCGTGTTTGATATTGATGCGAATGCCGATGAGGAGGCAGTAGCGGATATTTTCGTGCGCGTCAATTCTGATGGTGTAGTGCTGAAACAGAATGATTTTATTTTGACGTTGCTTTCCTTGTATTGGGAAGAGGGCAGAAGGGCAATCGAAACGTTCAGTATGGAGTCCGTCCAAGTACCCAAGATGGGAACGGTCACTTCTTATAATCATATAACACAGGTATTTGCTCAGGATCTGGTGCGCGTCGTCATGGCCTACGGTTTTGACAGAGCCAGGCTGAAATATGGTTATAAACTGCTTCGCGGTGCTGACTTCGACAAAAAAGGCGCCATGGACACCAGCCTGCGTGATCAGCGCTTTAATGTGCTCAAGAGCAGGTTACCTGATGTGCTCAACGTCCATAGCTGGCATGAATACCTGAAAACAGTTATGAATGCTGGCTATCTGACGGACGATATCATTCTTTCGCATAACTCGATTTTTTACACTTATGCTATGTACCTTATTGCGAAACATCGATTTGGCGCAACATATAACGAAAATCTTCACATGACCTCTTTATGGTTTTTCTATGCATCTCTTGTTTCCTTGTATACTGGTTCTTTTGAATCAGACGTGGAGAGTCATTTGAATGCCATCAAAGATATGACTTGCCTGGCAGAGTACCGGAACTTTATTCTAAGCAGAGTAAATGAGCGTTTAACGAACGACTTCTTTGATATCACGCTCGTAGGCTCCGGCGGCTTGGCTGTGTCAGGGCGCGGTAACAATGCTTGGAATGCATATGTAGCCTCGCTGAATATCCTCAATGCCAGAATCCTGTTTTCCCGAAGTAATTTGCTGGTATCAAAACTCTTTGAGCCGGGAACAGATGGAAAGAGAAAGTCGCTGGAAAAACACCACCTGTTTCCGAAGGCATATCTGAAGGGTCAAGGATATACGGATGCGCGAATCAACCAAATGGCAAACTATGCTTTTATTGATTGGAAGGATAATGCGGATATTCTGGATGACGCACCATCGGTATACTACCCGGTTGTTTGTGAGGGCAGGACGGAAGAAGAAATATTGCGCATGGAAGAAGAAAATGCTCTGCCCCATGGCTGGGAGCAGATGAATTATGAGGATTTCCTTGTTGCGAGAAGAAAACTTATGGCGACAAAAATAAAGCGGGCTTTTGAAGTTCTTCGCAACAATGTGCGATCTTGTCCCTGAGATGAATAGTCCATGCGACAATACTTATGTGAATGCCTGAAATGCCACAATCAGCAGTCGTATTTCTTTGATGAGCCATTCCCTACGGCAGGTGATACTTTCGAACAGGTCTGCAAAAACTGCGATGAGGCAACAACTCACACTCTGGTTCTCACCAGAAAGGCAAAAGCGGAGGTTCATGCAGCACAGGAAGAACAGGCATTAAAACAAAGTATCATAACACGTTGCCAGCAATATGGATTTCAATGCAGATTTCTGTATGAATCTGTGATTATTACAACCCCAATATCCAGCTGGCAGTTTGGCTACCACGAAAGCAGAAAGACACTGAGGAATGAAAGCACTGTTTAAACTTTGAAACCGGCGACTATGCAAAGACGCATGAACAATTCCGGGAAAGAAAAATGACCTGTCTTGAGGTTATTGACTACATTGCAGAGCACGATAAATGGCGGCAGGAACAACAAAAGGCGATGCCGTAGAAAGATGCGGCGTCGCCTTCCGTGAATTTCGTTCATTGTTTCTGATAAAACGCGCACTCATATCCATCCGCCCGCAGCTCAATCCCCGGCAGCCAGGGCGGGGTTCGGCCCATCTGCTCACAGACAGCTTCCAGTGAAACACTGGGATCACATTCGATGATCAGCTCATCGTGGACGTGCCCGCAGATGAAGCAGTGAGATAACGTGCGCATGGCATAAGCCAGAATATCCCGGCTGACGGCCTGCACGATATTCTCCACGAACTTCGGACCATAGGATTCGATGCGGCTCCATTTTTTCTGGGCGTCGATGCCCATATAGGTGACGGACTCGCCGCCGAATTTGTTTGTGCCGATGCGTGGCTTGACATAGGCAAGCCGCCTGCCGGAGGGCAGCGTGATGAACAGCATGCCGCTGCGGTACACAAAGCCAATGCTGCCGATGGTGGTTGGCGTCTTATCATGGATTGCCGTTTTCACTGCTTCATCTATCTTCCACCAGAAGCCCACGATGTTGGGATTGGACTCCCGCCACATGTTGACCAGCGGCTGGAGCTCTTCTTCCGTCAATCCCATCTCCAGCGCGCCCATGGCTTTCAGCGCGCCAACTGAGCCCCCGTAACCAAGGGCGAGTTCGGCGATCTTCCCCTTCTGGCGCAGGTGCGCGTTCTGGCCGTGTTTTTCCACCGGAACCTTGAACATCTGGCTGGCGCTGGCGCAGTAGATGTCCCCGCCGTTGTGAAACACTTCCGCCCGCCATTTCTCCCCCGCGAGATGGGACAAGACTCTGGCCTCAATGGCAGAAAAGTCGCTGACGATAAACTTATATCCGGGGCGCGGGATAAACGCGGTGCGGATCAGTTCGGACAGCACTCCGGGGACGGAATCATACAGCACATTCAGCATTTCATAATCGCCGCCTTTCACCAGTTCCCGCGCCTGCTCCAGATCCTCCATATGGTTCTGGGGCAGGTTTTGTAATTGGATAAGTCTGCCGGCCCAGCGCCCGCTGCGGTTCGCGCCATAGAACTGGAACATGCCGTGGCAGCGGTCATCAGCGCAGACGGCGTTGCGCATCGCCTCATATTTTCGGACACTGCTCTTGGCCAGCTGCAGCCGGAGCGCCAGCACCTCCGCCAGGTTGTCAGGCGCGGTTTTCATCATGGCGGCCACATCCTTTTTGCCGAGGCTGTCTACCTCCATACCGTTCTCATTCAGATATTCCTTCATCTGCAGGACCGAGTTGGGATTTTCCAGCCCGGTCTTTTTTTGCATCCTGGCGGTCAGATCGGCCCTGGAAAGCTCATCAATGCGCAGCGCCTGCTCCACCATCCGCCGGTCAATCATAATGCCGCGGTCGTTGATCTCCTGATCCAGATGATACTGCTCCCACACTTCATCCGGCACCGGGTAGTTACGCAGACGCTCCTGGATCTGCATTTCCACCTGCACATCACGCTCGTTGTACTTTTTAAACAGCGCCCATTTATCCGGGGCATGCTTCGGCAGGTTCCATGTGCGGCCTTCCGTCCGACTGGGTGTGCAGAAATAGCGGATCAGATCCCTGCCTTCCTTCAGCTTCTGCTCCTCAAATCCCAGCACCGCGCCGACCTTTTCCAGCCCGATAGGCAGGCCATTGTACGCCGCCCATACCAGCGTGCATTTCCAGGAACGCGGATCAAGGTAATTCTGGACAGGATCACCCTCAATGCTGTATGTGGAAAAATACCGGGGATAATGCCGGCGCAGCCAGATGGACAGGCAAACCCGTTCAAAACTGGCGTTGTAGGCCCACTTCGTGACGGTTTCATCGGACAGAGCGACAAGGATGCTATCAGGTATGGTGTCTCCACTGGCGAGGTCATATACGGTGATGGGACCGCCATCCACGGATACGCCGAACAGCAGTATATCGAAATCGGGAGACTCAGCGTATTTGTATACGCCGCATTTCCCTATATCCACGCTGCTCCGCGTCTCAAGATCAATACTGAGTGTTTTCATGGCTTCCTCCGAAAAAGGCGGCAGGGTGTGACCTCTGCCGCCTTCGTTTATTCAGTCGTTTTTTCAGCCTGCGCGGCTTTCTTTTCCCTGCGCTCTCTGCGCTTCTTTTTGATCGATTCGATCAGGTTAAATGTAAGTTCAGCCAGGGTGTTGATGAAGAAGGTCAGGACCGTCACAGCAAAGCCCATCACGATGATCAGATCAGCCACCTGGCTCAGGGTTATTGTCTCTTCCATACTCATTCACCTCGTATTCCACTGTTGTCCGGGGCGGCGGACGTTTTATCCGCCGCCCCATTGGGATCAGGACAGGAAATCCTCGTCATCGTCGTCGTCCAGGCCGGCGAAGTCATCCTCCGCGCGGCTGTGGCCGCCGAGAGGCATGCCGTCCGCCAGTTTCTGGATGTTGTTCAGGCCGCAGGCGATGCCGCGGTTGCCGTTGGAGTTGAAGGCGTAGAAGTTGATGCTGGCGCGGCCAATGATGCCGGAGTACAGCTCGGACGTATCCAGAATGGGCTGACGGTCCGCATCCACCACACCAGGCTTGGTGCTGCTGTTGGCGTTGATGAACCAGGCGCCCGCGTAGGCCTCATCGCCCTTGCGGTCCTTATCGCCATCACGCAGCGGAGTCTTGATATCCTCCAGCGCGGGCACGAACTTGCTGCTGCCCTTCAGCTTGCTCTGGCCCTCCTCATAGGCGGCCTGGATGGCGGCGCGAATCTTCGCGACCGTCACGGTGTCGCTCTTCGGGATGATCAGACTGACGGAGTACTTCGGGGTGCCGCCGCCCAGGGGAACCTTGGGCTCGTTGACGTTCAGGTAGCTCATGACGGTGTGATTGCCGGTGATAACCTTGGTGGGATTCGTGGTCTTACTCATGATTGTTTTCCTCCTCAAAATCTGTGGTCGCAGTGTTGTACTCCGGACGTGTGTCTGAGATTGGAGCCAACACAGGTTTGCCCTGGGGCTTGATCACAAGCCCGTTCAGAAGCTCTTCAAAACGCTTTTTACCTAACTGCTTCTGCATTGCGGTGATGGTCAGCAGTTTTTTCTCATACGGGTCATATCCGGCATTCGATACGACCTTTGCCACGGCGACCTCGTCGCTGTACCTGCGGTTGCTCCGACCCTCCACCAGCTTGTAGCCCGGGTAGCGGACGCCGGCGAGCGCCTGCTTCAGCGCGTACTCTTTCACATCCTCCGCCCAGGAGACCAGACTGTCGATCCTTGGCAGGATGGCCGCGATCTCGTCCGCGTCCAGAGTCGGCGCGTCAGCGAATTCGTACTGTGCCAGCTCCATGGCATACTCGGCGCGTTTCCGGCAGGTGGCCTTTGCCTTGCAGAACTGGCAGTGATCGCCAACGGCAAATTCGCCTTCACCCTCGTAAGCCAGCTTCGCCGTAGGAGCCAGTATCTCGTCCGCCCATTTCAGCAGCTCTTCCTTCGTCAGTTCCCAAGTATCCACATTATCGCGGCGGGGCTGATAGATGGAAAGGCGGATGCGCTGGATGTCGTACAGGTCTCCGAAGGTGTCCAGCGCGCCGAGGGCGTAGCACTTCAGCTGGCTGTTGCCTGTGCCATCTTCACCGGATGCGGTGACCAGTACGCCCAGGCCAAACTTGAAGTCAATGATGTGCAGCAGATCGTCCGCCACGATGACGCAGTCCCCGGTGCCAAACCCATGCTCGACCCATTTGGAGAAATCCAGCGTCTGCTCCACACAGATCAGCGGGTCGTTACACAGCTTCTTCGCTTCCTCGATCTGCTCCATCACGAAGTCGCGGTAGCCCTCGGCGGCTTCCTGCATCTCCGCGTTATACCATGTCAGGTCCTCGGTGGGGTCACGGCACGGTCGGTGCAGCGCCTTCTCCAGAAGATACTGGCACAGCTCGTGGGCATCGGTGCCCTGCTGGGCGTAGGGGCTGCCCCTGTCTTCCTCCTGCGCGCACAGTTTCGCGCTGGGCGGGCATTTCAGCCACCGTTCGCTGGCCGAGGCGGAGAGGAATGCGTGCTTAGGCACTGCCGATCACCTCCGCCTCCGTCACCAGCGCGGCGAACACCTCCGGATCGGATACATCAGACAGCTGCTTTACGCCGTGCGCGGTGAGCAGCGCCTTGACCTCCGCCCGATAGCCCGTCCTGGACTTCTCCGCCAGAATCGCCCGGACTTCCTCGTAGGTGTAGACCTTCGCGGGAGTGTCCGCCTTTACCGGTTCAGGTTCGGGCGCGGGTTCATCCAGCTTTTTTGCCTGGGCCTCGGCGCCTTCCAGCGCAGCCGCGATGTCGGCGGCGTCCTGGGACAGCTTCCTCAGTCCTTCGATGAGAATCGACTTGTCTCGCTTCGTCATGAGATTTGCCTCCTTTCTGTCGTTCTCACCTTCCTACGCCCAAAAGTCAGTCGCTTTTACAGTTGAATTACAGATTTTTTTCGCACATCGCTGTCAGACTGCGATCCTTATAAGAGGAAGTGATTCGAGTTTTTTATTTTTCACTGTAAAAGCAGGCTGGTTTTGGGCGTAGGAAAGCAGAACAACGAAAGGAGCTGCTTTCCCATGGGAAACAAAGATTCTCCGGACATCACAGCGATGTATGGCACGAATGGATACACGAAGGAGGACTGTACAGATGTACGCGATTGAAGAAGGAGCGCAAAGGATCAACGATGGAACGGTACTGACCTTCAGCCGGAAAGTCGTAGAGCACAACACCCTGCTGAAGGTGGAAGCCGGAACGACCGGATATTCGGGCGGCGATTCGCGCCTCGCAGGCGGACGCACCTATATCAGCATTACCTGCGATGCCGGGGACTTTCACTTTGGCCTGGCGAGAGATGAGAAAGACAGACCCGTTGGCATCAGAATCGCCTGCTGCGGAGACGCCGGACTGAACGCGATCATGAAGACGCTGGAGTTCGCCCACGAAGCCCTCAACGACCAGCGGTGTGATGTGGATGACTGAACGTGAAAAAAGGCAGGCCGGGATGTTCCGGTCTGCCTTGTGGAGGTTATATGAAGCTGATTATTTGTACCGCTGATGTGACGGGCGTTGAGAGCAACTGCCTGTACCCGCATCAGCTGGAGGTCACAGACGGCGCCGGTCTGATGGCGGCCATCGCCAGGGATCACGTCTGTGCTGTCTATAAGGGGAATTACCGCAGCAGTACCAACTTTGTCCGCTCCAACTGTGTGGTGATGGACGTCGATAATGATCATTCGGATGATCCTGCGGAATGGATCACCCCTGAAAGCCTGGAGGAAGAGTACGCGGACATCCGTTTCGCGATTACCTTCAGCCGCCATCATATGAAGCAGAAGGAGGGCAAAGGACCGAGACCGCGGATGCACGTGTATTTCGAGATTTCAGAATATACGGACGCGGAGAAATACGCCGCGCTCAAGCGCAATATCCGCGCGGTATATCCCTTTTATGATGACAATGCCCTGGACGCAGGCCGCTTCATTTACGGCAGCGTCTCCAAACAGGTTGTCTGGCATGACGGTCCGGATACTATCGAAAGCCTGGTGACATCTGATGAGATCGAAGTGGTGATCCCGGAGGGCAGCAGGAACCGCACCATGTTCCGGTGGGCAGTACGCTCCATGAAACGCTATGGGAATAATGATGATTCCAAAAAGCGGTTTTATCGGGAGGCGGAAAAGTGCAACCCACCGCTCTCTGACGCGGAGCTGGGCAAAATCTGGTGGAGCGCCGGGAAATACTATGAAAAAATCAGGAGTCAGCCAGATTATGTGAGCCCGGAGGAATACAACGGCGAGGCGCCGCCCAGATGGGAGGAGCCGATTCCCTTCGGCCGGTACACCATGGCGCCGTTCCCCATCGATGCGCTGCCTGAGGAGGTGGCGGCCTACGCATCTGCCGTCGCAGAGAGCACGCAGACCCCTGTGGACATGGCAGGCACCGTTGCGCTGTCCATGCTTTCAGTCTGTCTGCAGGGAAAATACTGCATTCGCGGCAAAAGCGACTGGACTGAGCCGCTGAATACCTATGCCCTGGCTATCGCCATGCCGTCCGAAAGAAAGTCGGCGGTTCTGCATCTGATGCTGAGACCGCTTAATGTCTATGAGACCCAGTACAATCAGCGCAATGCAGCCAGGGTAGAAAGCAGTAAAATGCGCCGGCGCATCCTGGAACGGAAGCAGAAGGCCATTGAGGATCAAATCTCCAAGGGCAAGGCGGAACAGGAAGAGGCGGACAAAATCGCGCAGGAGCTTGCAGACTTCGAAGAGGAACAGCCGCTTCAGCTTTATGTCGATGACATTACAACGGAAAAGCTGGTGTCGGTCATATCAACGAATCATGGCCGCGCCGCGCTGATTTCCAGCGAGGGCGGTATCTTCGATACCCTCGCTGGCATCTATACCAAGAACGTAAACATCGACGTCATGCTGAAAGGCTATTCGGGCGACCCGATCAGGGTGGACCGTATCGGCAGGGACAGCGAGAGCATCAACAATCCCGCGCTGACCATTCTGCTGATGGCGCAGCCCAACGTGGTATCCGCCGTGCTGGGAAATACCACCTTCCGCGGACGCGGCCTGACCGCACGCTTCCTGTACTGCATGCCCATATCTAATGTGGGCAGCCGCCGCTTTCAGAGCGATCCCGTGACGGACGCGGTCTATCAGCGTTATGAGCAGAAGATGATCAATCTGCTGGAGGATGAGTATCCGGCGACGCCGGAGGTGATCACACTGTCAGCCGAAGCGGAAAGACTGCTGGTCGCCTTTGCGGAAGAGCTGGAGCCGAAACTGGTGACAGATTATGCGGAAATGGCTGACTGGGCGGGCAAGCTGGTCGGCAATACCCTGCGCATCGCGGGTCTGCTTTGTCGGGCTGATGTTTATCGCAGCCATGACTTCCTGGATGAGCCGGAAGGCCTGACTGTGGATGCCGATACGATGACGAACGCGATCCGCCTGGGGCGCTACTTTCTGAACCACGCTCAGGCCGCATACGATATGCTGCCGGAGGACGGCATGTATAAGCAGGCCGCCCGTATCCTTGAGATGATCGCGGAGAAAAAGCTGTCAGAGTTTGACCGCAGGCTCGCCATGCGTTACTGCAGGACGTTCAAGACCGTGGCGGAGATCCAGCCGGTTCTGGATTTTCTGGACGATTACGGGTATATCGCGCAGATCCAGGGAAAAACGCCGGTAACGGGCAGGCCGCCGCTGCCGAAATACGCGGTCAATCCACGCATCCATGAAGGGTTTTGTCCTTTTGTCACACGCCTGTCACGCGGAGAGAATTCAAAAGTGTGACACGCGACACCGCATAAATAAAGGCTTTCCGGGTTTTGTCCCTTTTGTCTGAACCCTATAGATAACCAAAATTAATAATTTATTTATTATCTGAAATCCGTATATGAGCTTTCAGTTTTACGGACTGAGGGACAAATGTGACAAAAGGACAAAAGCCTGAAAAGCCCTGAAAACAGGGAGGTTTCTATGTCACAGATTTTGATCAGCGGCGCGGACAATCTGGACAAAAGGTATCTGGCCAGATGTCTGAAGGCTCTGAAGGAATGGGGAGCGCCATTGGAACGCTGGTACTGCCTTGAGGTTATCGATGTTCGGGAGGACGATCCCGAAGCGCCGCTCTGGACATGCGAGCTCTGCGGCTGCGACCGGGTAAGGTTTGTCCATGTGATGGATAATCCGCTGTATTTCGAGCCTGTGCGTGTCGGCTGTATCTGCGCCGGCATCATGGAGGGCAATATCCTCGCCGCTGAAGAGCGTGAACGCCAGATGCGGAATCGGGCGAAACGCCGTCGCAATTTCGTGAAGAAACAGTGGAAGCGGAGCTGGCGCGGCAGCTGGTCCAGGACCTATAGGAGAAAGCTACTGACCATCATGAAGCGAGACGACGGTTCTTATTTCGTCATTGTGGGCGGCAGGCAGACACGGACATACCGGGATAAGCCGATTAGGGATTTCTATTCCGCCGTATACGCTGCTTTTGATCTGGCCGATCCCAAGGTGAAAGCCAGATGAGAGAAAAACAGACTGAGCAGCGCCTTGTTAAGGCTGTAAAGGCTGCGGGCGGAATTTGTCCCAAACTGGTCTCTCCGGGAACCGACGGTATGCCGGACAGGATGGTCCTTCTACCCGGTGGCCGTATCGGCTTTGTGGAGGTAAAAACGCCGGGTCAAAAGCCGAGGCCTTTACAGGTCAGGCGGCACGAGCAGTTGCGGATGTTGGGCTTTAAAGTGTATGTGCTGGATGACGTGAACGATATTCCCGGTATTATCCGGGAAATTGAAGGAGATGATGAGCATGATAATCGCGCTGCCGAACGGGAAAACTGAGGTCATATTCGATGAGCGGGATTTTCTGAACCTGCTGGAAGAGCATATGGGCTATGATGCGCGCAGATGGCTGGAGGAATACATGGAGCCCGGCAGCGACGACGCTGATTACATCGCGTATCTGGAAAAAGAGCTGGAGGCGCAGAAAAAACGCCGCTTGGACGCAATGAAAGCGCTGCGCAAACAATCTGAAGCCATCGCGGAGCTGATTCAGGAAAAGGAAATCGATCGCGTGAGGCTTTCACACGCCGCCGGCGCGATCAGCCTGATCACCTGGAGGGAAATCAATGTCAGCTGATGGCTGGAACAATCTGGCGAACGCTATCATCCTGCAAGGCTGTGAAGGATTTCAAGCCCGCGTTCAGGCGGCTGCGGAAGCATCCAAACGACAAGATGGCGCAGAATCAGGTACGGGAGCTGACAAAATTCTTCTGTTCGGACTGGTTCGGTGTGCTGACCGGCCTGGACGGTCCGGCGCTGCTGAATCGGATCATGCGGGAGATCGATGAGAAAGGGAAACCATGAAAAGAACCGATTTACACGAATATCAGAATTACTGCGTGGATTTTCTGAAAACCCACGCGCAGGCGATGCTGATCCTGGAGATGGGTTTGGGCAAGAGCGTGATATCCCTGACAGCCATCGCGGACCTGATGTTTGACAGCTTCGATGTTAGCAAGACGCTGGTCATCGCGCCTCTGCGGGTCGCTCGTCAGGTATGGCCCGAGGAGCGCGACACATGGGAGCAGGTATCTATCCTGAAAATGTCCGTCATGGTCGGCAGCGCAAAGCAGCGTGAGGCTGCGTACAACACGGCGGCCGATGTATACGTCATCAACAGGGAAAACGTCAGATGGCTGACTGATTATCTGGAGAAGCGCCGCATCTCCTGGCCGTTTGACATGGTGGTGATCGATGAGCTGTCATCCTTCAAAAACCATCAGAGCCAGCGGTGGAAAGCCCTGAAAAAAGTGCGGCCCTTTATTCGACGTATCGTCGGTCTGACCGGCACGCCGGCGGGCAATGGCCTGACGGACCTTTGGGCGGAGACCTGCCTGATCGACAACGGGCAGCGTTTGGGGCGCTTTATCGGAAGATACCGCGAGGCTTACTTCAAGGCTCAGGGCATGAACCCCTATACCGGCGTTGTTTTCAACTACGTCCCCCTGCCCGGTGCGGAGGAAGCAATTTACAGCCGCATTGCCGATATCTCTGTTTCTATGAAGGCGCTGGATTACCTGAACATGCCCGATCAGATGATGGTAAAGCACTATGTCGATATGGACGAGCGGGAAACGGCGCTGTATGAGGGCATGAAGAAAGAACTGCTGGTGCGGCTGGACGGCGATACCATTGACGCCGCCAACGCCGCCGTCCTCTCTGGCAAGCTCATGCAGATGGCCAACGGCGCGATCTACAACGATGAGCGTGAGGCCCGCGTCATTCATCATCGCAAGTTGGAAATGCTGGGAGACCTGATCGAGCAGGCCAACGGGCAGAACGTGCTGGTGGCTTACTGGTTCCAGCATGATCATGAGCGTATCCGGGATTATCTGACCGGGCTGGGCTACGCGCCGAGGGATCTGAAGGATGATGCTGATATTGCCGACTGGAACGCGGGCAAAGTCCAGGTGGCGCTGATCTCCCCGGCCAGCGCAGGCCACGGGCTGAATATCCAGAAGGGCGGACATATCCTGATCTGGTTTTCGCTGATCTGGAGTCTGGAAATGTACCAGCAGACCAATGCCAGACTGTGGCGACAGGGGCAGAAGGAGGTGGTGACGATTCATCATATCCTGACCCGCAATACCGTGGATGAGGATGCACTGAAAGCCCTGGAAGCCAAGGACACCACGCAACAGAATCTTATCGCGGCGGTGAAGGCAAACCTGACAATCTGAGTCAATCTCAATGGCAATCCGAGAAACAACAATTCATTTTTCGGAGGGATATGCCATGAGCGTAATGTGGAAGTATCTGGACAAGCGGTCCGCGGCAATTGCAGCAATCAAGGACTACGAATCAATGCAGTTCATCATCGACAGCACCGGCGCGGAGGTGCGGGACGCCTACGACTATATGTCAGGTGTTGGCGGCATGCGGTTGGACGGCATGCCCCACGCGCACAATCCCTATGCCGGCGAGGAGCGCATCATCAACGGCATTGAGGAGATCGATATTCTGAAAGAGCGCTACCGGCAGGCAGTGGAATACATGGACTGGTTTAAGCCTGCCTGGGAACAGTTGTCCGAGGAGGAACGGTACTGTCTGGAAGCTTTCTACGGTGACGGCAATACCTACGGCAGCAGCGCTGCGGCATCCATCGCCGAGTATTTCAGCATCGAGCAGTCCTCCGCCTACAAGCGGAAGAATCGTGCACTGGATCATCTGACGGTGCTGCTGTTCGGAAAACTGTAATGTCCAAAACAGGATAAGATTTTCCTTGCGATATGTGCTATCCTTATACCGTGGAAAACCGCGAGGGACACAGGCGCGGGTAAGCGCAGGTGTCCAAAATCAGCGAAGATTTCCATGGCGGAATGTGATAAGCTTATATCGTGAAAGACGGCCCCAAGGGAGCAAATCCCCTGGGGCCTTTCCCATGTATGGAGGTGACGCGCAATGCCCTACAGAAAGGTCGGCGCGCTGGAGGCCTGCTGGTATATGATCCGCTACAAGCTGAAGGAGACATTCATGCCGAGAATACCCGATCACCCCTGCAGTCATCCCGGCTGTCCCCGGCTGGTGCCGAGGGGTCGCAAGTACTGCAATGAACACGCCGGGCTGCATCCCGAGGAGGTGCGGTCAGCTTTTAGCCGTGGCTACGACCGGAAGTGGCAGAGGGTATCAAAGGCTTTCCTTCGCAGCCATCCGCTGTGCGCTGAATGTCAGCGCAACGGTCGGTATGTCGCTGCAACAGTGGTTGATCACATCGTTCCCCATCGCGGAGATCAGAAGCTGTTCTGGGACGAGAGCAACTGGCAGCCGCTGTGCAAGCGGTGCCATGATCAGAAAACCGGCCGTGAGGACAGCAATCCCACATATCACTACTGACGGCAGGCCCCCAGGGGGCGGTCAAATCTCCAAAAATTCTTTCCCTGCTGACCGCGGCCCCCTGACGTGTGAGAAAAAGGCGAAACCAAAAGGGTAATTAACCCGGGCAGAAAGCGAGGATGAAAGCGTGCCAACCAAAAGCAACAACATCGGCGGGCGCGGTGGCGCCAGACCCGGCGCTGGGCGTAAGAAAACCGCCCTGAAAGATAAAGTGGCCGCCGGCAATCCGGGTGGCAGGGGTCTGGCAGTGCTCGACATTCCCGAGATGGAGGGTGTGGAAATGCCGAAGCCGCACGAGTTCCTGTCATCGGAACAGCGAGACGGCAATCCCCTGCAGGCGAAGGAAATCTACACCGAAACATGGGAATGGCTGCAGAAAATCAGCTGCGCGGCCAAGGTCGCGCCGGCGCTCATTGAGCGCTACGCCATGAGCTGCGCCCGCTGGATACAGTGCGAGGAGACCACCAGCAAGCTGGGCTTTCTTTCTAAGCATCCCACGACAGGCAGCCCGATCCCGTCACCGTTTGTCAATATCGGCATCCAGTACATGAACCAGGCCACGCGCCAGTGGAACGAGATATTCCAGATTGTGAAAGAAAACTGCTCCACCGATTACAATAATAGACCTTCTCCCCAGGATGACCTGATGGAGCGCCTGCTCCGCGCCAGGGGAAACTGAATCAGGAGGAAATGACCATGATCGAAAAAGTGAACCCTAGCCACCCAGACAAAATCGCGGACCGCATCGCCGGCGCGCTGGTGGACTACGCCTATTCCGTCCAGTCCAATCCCCGCATCGCGGTGGAAGCGCTGGTCGGGCATCGCATATGCCACATCATTGCTGAAACTTCCGTACATATCCCCGCCACCTTCGTGCAGGACACGGTGACCCGCATCGCCGGCGAGGGTGTGGTGATGGACTACTGTGAAGTTCAACAGGATGCTCACCTTGCCGCCAACCAGGCGGAGGGTGTGCGCTGCGGCGACAACGGCATCTTCAAGGGTGTGCCGCTGACGGAGGAGCAGCTCAATCTCTCCGTCATCGCCCGGCATATCTATGAGGAACACCCGCATGACGGAAAATACATTCTGGACGGCGACCGCCTGATCATATGCCAGAGCAACGCCTCCACCGCTGATCTGAAAGCCGAGTTCCCCGGCGCGGAGATCAATCCCCTGGGCGACTGGACGGGCGGCACGGAGGTGGATACCGGCGCGACCAACCGCAAGCTTGGCAGCGACATGGCGGACAGTGTGACGGGCGGCGGCCTGCACGGCAAGGACCTGTCCAAGGCGGATGTGTCCGTCAATATCCACGCTTTCCTGAAAGCCCAGACCACGAAGGAGTCGGTAACGCTCTGCTGTGCTATCGGGGACGATACCGTGGACGGCCTGCCGTATGCGGAGATCGTGGAGGAAGCGCGGCAGTATATCGTGGCTCTCGGCGGGTTTGAGAAGTTCGCCGAGTGGGGCCTGTTCTGAGGTGAGCGCCATGGATAAAATCACAACCAGCGAAATGACCCAGATCCCCATCGGGAAACTGGTACCCTATATCAACAACGCCCGCACCCACAGCCCGGAGCAGATCAAAAAGCTCCGGGCTTCTTTGCGGGAATTTGGCTTCGTCAATCCCATCCTCATCGACAGGAATTACAACGTCATCGCCGGCCACGGTCGGCTGGCTGCAGCCCGGGAAGAGGGCTACACCGAAGTCCCCTGCGTGTATGTGGATCACCTGACCGAGGCGCAGAAGAAAGCGTACATTCTCGCTGACAACCGCATGGCCATGGACGCGGGCTGGGATGAGGAACTGCTGAAGGTGGAACTGGAATCCCTGCAGGAGATGGCATACGACCTGTCCTTCACCGGCTTTGACGAGAAAGAACTGGCCGACCTGATGGGCGAACCGGAAGAGAAAACACAGGATGACGATTTCGACCTGTCTGCCGCGCTGGAAAAGGCATCCTTTGTGAAACCCGGCGACCTGTGGACGGTGGGCCGGCACCGGCTGCTGTGCGGCGACGCCACCAAGGCAGAGGACGTGCAGCGGCTCATGGGCGGCAAGCGCGCCAACCTGATTGTGACGGATCCTCCATATGGAGTGTCCTTCAAAAGTTCCTCCGGCCTGACCATCCGGAACGACAGCATCAAGGATGAAGAGTTCTATGCCTTCCTGCTGGCGGCGCTGAAGAATATGGCGGACGCGTTGGAAAAGGGCGGCGCTGCCTATGTGTTTCACGCAGATACAGAAGGGCTGAATTTCCGGCGCGCCTTTGTAGACGCGGGGTTCCATCTGGCAGGGTGCTGCATATGGGTCAAGGACAGCCTGGTGCTGGGCCGCTCGGATTACCAGTGGCAGCACGAGCCTGTGCTGTACGGTTTTCTCCAGAACGGCAAGCATCCCTGGTACTCGGACCGCAAGCAGACCACCATCTGGAATTTCGCCAAACCCAAGCGGAACGAAAATCATCCCACCAGCAAGCCGCTGGATCTGCTGGCGTACCCTATCGGTAACAGCAGCCAGGAAAACAGTATCGTTTTAGACCTTTTCGGTGGCAGCGGCTCCGCCATGATGGCCTGTGAACAGACGAACCGAGTCTGCTTCATGTCCGAGCTTGATCCGAAATACGCCTCCGTCATCCTTCGCCGCTATGTGGAGGATTTCGGCAATGCCGATCAGGTGTATGTGGAGCGGGACGGCAAAAAGCTGATGTACGCCGACCTAGTCAAAGAGGTGGAGACGGCATGAGTGAAAATCGCACATTAACCCTCGGCAGTCTGTTCGATGGCTCCGGGGGCTTTCCTTTGGGCGGCCTGCTGGCGGGTGTTCAGCCCGTGTGGGCATCGGAAATTGAGCCCTTCGCCATTCGCGTCACCACCAAGCGCCTGCCGGGCATGAAGCATTACGGCGACGTCTCCCGCCTGAACGGCGCGAAATTGCCGCTTGTCGATATCATCACTTTTGGCAGTCCCTGCCAGGATATGTCCATCGCCGGCAAACGCGCGGGGCTGGATGGCTCCCGCTCCGGTCTGTTCCATGAAGCCATCCGTATCATCAAAGAAATGAGGTCCGCTACGGATGGAAAATATCCGAGATACATCGTGTGGGAAAACGTCCCCGGCGCGTTCAGCAGCAACGGCGGCGCGGACTTCCGCTCCGTACTCGAAGAAATCTGCCGGGTCAAAGACGATCAAGCTGATGTCCCTCAGCCTGGCAGGTGGGAGCACGCGGGACAGATCATGGGAAAAGATTTCTCAGTCGCATGGAGGGTATTTGACGCTCAGTACTGGGGAGTGCCCCAGAGACGCAAACGCATCTACCTTGTCGCTGATTTTGCTGGCCAGGGTGCATCCAAAGTATTATTTGAGTCCGACGGCCTGTCTGGGTATTCTGCGGAGGGCGTCCGAGCGTGGCAAAGCGCTGCCCGATGTGCTGAAGACGGCGCTGGAGCGACAGGCCGCAGCCTGAAATGGTGCGTCAACCCCCAGGGCTGCAGCGGCATTACCGTGACGGAAGACCAGACCGGAACGCTGGTCGCGCAGGATCACGGTCACCATCCCGCCGTGGCGCAGAGCGCAGGCTTTTGCACGGAGCATTCGGCAAAGGCACGGTCCATCGGCTATGAGGAAGAACGGGCTCCCACGCTCCGGGCAGGCGTTGTCCCCGCCGCCATGGCGCTGGAGAGCAATCCCACGGACGCGAGGCTGAAAATATCCAAAGACGGGATCGTGCAGACGCTGACCGGCCGGATGGGCACTGGCGGGAACAACACGCTCCTAGTGGCTGATCCGGAGCCGATAACGCTGAAATTACGCTGCGGCAAAGAAGGCGGAGGCAAGGGGGCGCTGGTACAGAAAGATATGTCCGCCACGCTTGCCACCAACAACGACCAGACACTGTTCCAGCCCGTGGGTTTTGACCGCTATAACGGCGACCTGACCGGGAATGTCAGCCAGACGCTGAACGCCTGCGCCGGGAGCAGCGGCAACAACCAGCCCATGGTGTTCGAGCCGGAATACAAGGCCTACGGCATCTGCTCCAAATCCTCCCACGCCATGCTGTCCGACAATCCCAACAGCGGGTTCTATGAAGCCGAAACCAGCCGGACGCTGGATCAGAGCGGCGGCAACGCGGTCACTTCCAACCAGGGCGGCATCTGTGTTGTGGCTCCCGACCCCGCCTATGCCCTGCAGGGCAGCATGATCGGACGTCAGGAGAAGAACGGGCCGCAGGGTGACGGCGTGAATGAGGACGTCTCTTTCACTCTCAATACCGCCGACAAGCACGCTGTTGCACAGCCCACCTACAGCTCAACGGTCGGCAGCTTCATGTCTTCCAGTGAGGAAACGGCGCAGACGCTCATGGCGCGAGACTATAAGGATCCCCAGATTGTGAACGCGTCGCAGCCGGGCGAGCCCATGTATATAGTACGGCGGCTGACTCCCGTGGAATGCGCCCGGCTCCAGGGCTTTCCCGACTGGTGGTGCATGGGGCTCGAAACACCTGATCCCACAGAGGAGGATATCGCTTTCTGGACGGAGGTATTCGAGACGCACCGCAGGCTCACAAATCCCAAGGGCAAGCCGAAGCCCCGGAACCAGATCATCAAATGGCTGCAGCATCCGTATACCGATTCCGCAGAGTACAAGCTCTGGGGCAACGGGATCTGCCTCAATAACGGGTAGTTCGTGCTGGCAGGCATCGTGTGGGCGGACGGTCTGAACAACTGATCTGTGCATACCACCGAAACACACTTTGTTCGCCGAAATGTATCAATTCAGGCGTGGACTTTCAGGCTGAAAAGAGCGATATATGGTCATGCCGAAAGGCAAACAACAGCAAGGAGGCATGAGCCATGAAGATTCACTACAACGTCACCGGAGCGGACAGAAAAGCCCTGGTGAAGGTCATCGCGGATACCGCCGGTGCCAGAGCGGTATACAAGGGAATGCCCAGCGCCGCCTACGAAATCGACTACTACACCGTTACGAAGGACGGCACGCTGGAGTTCAGTGACCGCTCCGACAGCGAAGAGGTCGAGGCGGTGCTGGAAGCGCTGGCGGCCGCCGGTTTCGACGGCGTCGGCGAGACAGAGAAACAGACCGAGGGAACCAACGAAACCCCTGAAATGCCCACAGCGGCGGACACGGAGCCGCAGGAGAGCGAAGAACAGGAACCCGTCCAGCTGACAGTCAGCCTGCCGCTGGCAAGGCACACAGGCATGAGCCTACGCAACCTGATCAACCTGCTCTACACCAGAGCGCCGCTGCTGAACAAGGCGCTGGGCACGGCCTTCCGGGTGGACGAACGGTTGGTGAATGTCCTGCGGGACGACGCCAACGTCCTCACCATGGAGCGGTTCTTTGAAACGGTCACGAACGTTGAAAACGCCATCGGCAAGGCGGTGGACGGGCTGATATTTGCAGCGGACAGGCTGACCTTCAGCACGCTGCCGGAAACGAGTGACACCGCCACCCTGCGATGCTTCGCCACCCTTTGCGCCATGATGAACAAGCAGGCCATCACCCAGCAGCGCATCCAGGCGAAGGAAATCACCGCCGAGAACGAAAAGTACGCCATGCGCATCTGGCTCCTGCGCCTTGACATGAACGGCTCGGAGTACAAAGAAGAGCGCCGCATCCTGATGGAGAACCTTTCCGGTCACGCCGCCTTCCGCACCGAGGAAGACAAAGTGCGCTGGCAGGCCAGGCAGAACGAAAAGCGCGACGCCCTGAGAGCGGCGAAACAGATGGAGGTGACGGACGATGCGGATGCCGAGTAAGGAAACCGTCGAAGCCCTGCGCAGGGCTTATCCCGTCGGATGCGCCGTGGAGCTGGAGCAGATGGACGATCCGCAAGCGCCGCCCATCGGAACGAACGGGAAAGTGGTGTATGTGGATGATATCGCTACCGTCCATGTGGCGTGGAGCACGGGCAGCAGCCTGGGCGTCGCCTACGGGCAGGACCGCTGCAGGAGGGTTGATCATGACTGAAAAAGTGCGGGATCAGATCCTCTCCATCCGCGACACGGGGCTGACGAACATGTTTGACATCCCCATGGTACAGCGGCTGGCCTATGACCGGGGCTATTACGAGCTGGTCATTTTTCTGGAGGAGCATCGGAAGGAATACGCGCGCTTCATCCTCACAGGCGAAGCGGATATGGAGGCGGACAATGGCTGAGATCAGAGTGCTGCTGGTAGAGCCGGGCGAAAAGCCCAGGCTGGTCACTATAGAGCATACCCTTGAGAACCTGCAGAAGCTGGTGGGCGGCTACATCCAGGCGGTGTATCCCTGGGATGATCCCGTCGGCCTGATCTGCGACGAGGATGGCATCGCCAACGGCAAGCCGCTGAACCGCGCCCTGCTGGATGAGGATGGCAACCCCTACGACATCATCAAGGGCGCGTTCTTCATCTGCGGCCTCGGCGAAGAGGACTTCTGCTCCATCAGCGATGAGCTGGCGGAGAAATACGCCGAGAGGTTTCGCTGGCCGGAGATGTTCATGCGCACGGTGGACGGGCATGTGCTTTGGGTGCGGCTTGCGCCGGGAGAAACGCCCCACATCATCGCGTGATTTTGTCCGGGTTATCAGAAATGTATCAATTTATCGGCCTCACAGGCGTGGACTTATGCCCCGAAAGACGGTAATGTACGTACTGCCGAAGGGCAAACGACCACCGAAAAACAAGGAGGCAGAAAACCACCATGACACGCGCCGAATACAACGAATTCCGCTACATCCGCAGCTACGAAAGACAGTTTGACCTGGGCCCCGGAACCTGCCTGACCATCCGCACGGACGGGAGCGCGAGCTACAAGAAATCCCTGCACGACCTTTACACCGGCTGGGGTTTCCACCCCGCCAGCGTCCGGGTGGACAGCCGCATGTTCGATGAGAAGGAACGCATCATTTACATCTACGGGCTGACCTTCGACCTGCACGGCGAGGAACACCCCTGGACAGAGCTTTACACCGAGGAAGAGCGCGGCCGCTTCGAAGCGGCTCTGCGCTGAAGGGAGGCGCGAACATGACCATCGCTGAAATGAACATCGCCTGCGCCCTTAGGCACATCGAGACCCTGCGCCAGCACGGCGCGCAGGTGCTGGGGTCGAACGGTCGGCGCACAGAGCTGAACAGCTTCTTCTACGACACCGCAAAGGACGAATGCCTGCTGAAAGGCTACGAAGCCATCTGTTACGAACTCTTCCTGCCGGGCATCGAGAACAGGCTGATGATTGCCATCCACAGGGACGGCCGGGTCGACACCGGCAGCGAGAAGAACGTGATCATGTGCCTTGAACGCTGAAATACGGAGCTGAGAGAGGAAAAGGGCTGGGAAACCGGCCTCTTTCCTCTCTCCACTGCGAGGGAAAAGAGTTATCAGTTTTGTATCAATTTATCCGCCTCACAGGCGTGGACTTTCTCCCCGAAAGACGGTAATGTACGTACTGCAAGGAGCGGAAAGCCCTTGCGGGACAACGATTTTGGAGGGACAAGACCATGACAGACCTTGAGAAGAAAGCCCACGAGTACCGCCTGCCGATGACCGGTACGCCTGAGAACATCGCCTGCCGCTGGACCTGCTGAACTTCGGTGCCCGCTTCCTGGTGGCTGGCTACTATTACGCTTACAAAGAGCCCTGCTACTACGGCGCGGTGTACGAATACACCACGGAAGACCACACCTGCGAGGGCGAGGTCAGGCTGGCGGCGGTGAGCGACGAGCGCTTCGAGGACAACGGACACGCCCTTGCCTGGGCGATGGCGCAGTAAGGAGGGCAAGATCATGCTGAGCAAAGACAACGCGGTTTTCAACGAGATGTACCGCATTGGCCGCGATTGGGAAAAGGCCCGCGAGGAGCGCAGGGCGCGCAAGCAGGAGATCATTGACACCAAGGGCTGGGACAGCGAGGAGCTGAAAGCCTGGTACGCCGAGGACGAGGCGGCGAAGTTTCCCTTCAGCCAGGGAGGCAACAAGGCATACCGCGCCTGGGCGTCCAGCATCGGCCGTCAGGAGAACGAGGTGGAGATGGACGATTTCCTTTGGGAGCGCGAGATGCCGGATTTTGTGGACACCCTGCGCAGGGCCGGATTTGACACCTTCGTCTACACCAATCAGTCCACGGCGGTGATGGAGAACCTCCACCAGTTCGCTGCGCAGGGCTGCAGGATGCTGGGGCTTTGCACCATTACCCGGCAGGAAACCCGCTGGGGCGACGAAGCGCCCACCGAGGTCATGGGCATCCGATTCAGCCTTTCATGACGCAGAAAGTTATCAATTTATATCGCTCACAGGCGTGGACTTTTTGCCCACCTGACGGTAATATGCACATACCGAAAGGGACAAGGAAAGCAAGGAGGACACGAACATGAAGGCGCAGGTTGGCATGAAGGTCAGGGCTTACGAAGGAAGCTGCATCGGCATCCTGATCCAGAGCACCGAGTGGCAGGGCGAGATCATCAAGGTGAACAAAAAGAGCATCCGGGTGCGGTTTACTGAAAGCACCAGCAAGTTCGGCAAAAAGGTCACCAGCCACTGGGAAAACCTGAACACCGAGAAGACCTTCCGCTTTGTGAAGACCCTGAGCAACGGCCACGACTGGTACCGCAGCGAAGCGAACCTCTACGGCGGCATTGAGATTGGAGGCTGAGACCATGAAATTCCTGAGAGAAGACAATCAGGCTACCTACTGCGGCGAAGACCCCATCGATCGGAACGATCCGGAAGGCGCGAAAGACGCTGTGGAAATGACCCTGCCCACCGGTTTTTCCGAAAAGGCCTGAGCCTGCTGGGATTACTTCGACGGCACTGCGTTCCTGTATGAGTACAAGAGCCGCCTGGTGGTGACGGACGAGAGCCTTTACCTGACCGCCCACGGCGACGGTACGCATGAAGCGCCGCTTGGTTTCCCGCGCTGGGAGTGCGATTCCTGGGAAGAACTGGAGCGCATCCTGGAACAGACCTACGATGACCTTGCCGAGGACGGTATGATCTAATCGGCAGCGACAACCGCATATTGCCGGGAACAGCCCATGAGGGCTGTATCTCGTACTGAAAGACCGGGAAGGCCTTATTTTTATGCCCGGACGGAGGTGAGATTTTGAGAAAACTGAAGCGCTACAAGCCCACGGCCTTTAAGGCGAAGGACTCCCATTATGACAGGGACGCGGCTGATTTCGCCGTGATGTTTATCGAAAGTCTCTGCCACACCAAGGGCACCTGGGCTGGTAAACCCTTCGAGCTGATCGACTGGCAGGAGCAGATTATCCGTGATCTGTTTGGCATTCTGAAGCCCAACGGCTACCGGCAGTTCAACACGGCCTATATCGAGATACCGAAGAAACAAGGCAAGAGCGAGCTTGCCGCTGCCGTTGCGCTGCTGCTTCTGTGCGGGGATGGCGAGGAACGCGCCGAGGTATACGGCTGCGCCGCCGACCGCAATCAGGCGAAAATCGTGTTTGACGTGGCTGTTGACATGGTGCGGTTCTCCCCGGCGCTGTCCAAGCGGGTGAAGATCACGGAGTCACAGAAAAAGCTGACCTATGTCCCCACCAACAGCACCTACCAGGTGCTTTCGGCGGACGTAGCCAACAAACACGGCTTCAATACTCACGGCGTGATCTTTGACGAGCTGCACACCCAGCCCAACCGGAAACTGTACGACGTCATGCTACAGGGCTCCGGTGACGCCAGGATGCAGCCGCTGTACTTCCTGATCACCACCGCCGGGAACGACACGAACAGCATCTGCTATGAGGTGCACCAGAAGGCGCTGGACATCCAGGCTGGGCGAAAGGTCGACCCCACCTTCTATTCCGTCATTTACGGCGCGGATGAATCCGAGGACTGGACGGATCCCAAGGTCTGGAAGAAGGCCAACCCCTCCCTCGGCATCACGGTGGGCATCGACAAGGTAAAAGCCGCCTGCGAGTCCGCAAAGCAGAATCCCGGCGAGGAGAACGCCTTCCGTCAGCTGAGGCTGAACCAGTGGGTAAAGCAGTCCGTGCGCTGGATGCCGATGGAGAAATGGGACGCCTGCGCCTTTCCCATCGACGAGGATGAATTGGAAGGACGCGTCTGCTACGGCGGGCTTGACCTGTCCTCGACCACGGACATCACGGCGCTGGTGCTGGTGTTCCCGCCTGCTGATGAGGATGACCGCTACATCCTGCTGCCGTATTTCTGGCTGCCGGAGGAAACGCTGGACATCCGCGTCCGGCGTGATCACGTGCCGTATGATTTGTGGGAGCGTCAGGGATACATCATGACCACGGAGGGCAATGTGGTGCATTACGGATATATTGAGCAGTTCATCGGCAGACTGGGCGAACGGTTCAACATCCGCGAGATTGCCTTTGACCGCTGGGGCGCGGTACAGATGACGCAGAACCTTGAGAGCATGGGCTTTTCCGTCGTTCCCTTCGGGCAGGGCTTTAAGGATATGTCTCCGCCCACAAAGGAACTGATGAAGCTGGTGCTGGAGCGCAAAATCGCCCATGGCGGCCACCCGGTGCTGCGGTGGATGATGGACAACATCTACATCCGCACCGATCCCGCCGGGAACATCAAGGCGGACAAGGAAAAGAGCACCGAAAAGATAGACGGCGTGATCGCCGCCATCATGGGGCTGGACCGCGCCATTCGGTGCGGGAACGATACAACGGAGAGCGTGTATGACAACCGGGGTTTCATCGCGCTGTAAGTATGGAGGTATGAATGAAAAATCCATTTGCCGGGCTGTTCCGAGCCCGTGACAAGCCCAAGGACAGCGTCAGCGCCGCGCCGACATTTTTCTTCGGCATGAGCGGCTCCGGCAAGCCTGTCAACGCTCAGACCGCCATTCAACTATCCGCGGTTTACGCCTGCGTGCGGGTCATCTCTGAGACGGTGGCCAGCCTGCCGCTGGGCGTGTATGAGGCAACGGACGACGGCAGCCAGAAGGCTACGGACCATTCGCTGTACTTCCTGCTTCATGATGAGCCCAACAGTGAAATGACATCCTTTGTACTGCGGGAGGTCATGCTGGCGCACCTGCTGCTGTACGGCAACAGCTACTGCCAGATTCTCCGCTCCGGAAGGAATCAGATCACAGGGCTGTATCCGCTGCTGCCGGATCACATGGAGGTTGACCGTGACAAGAACGGCATGCTGACCTACACCTATTCTACCAGCACCGGCCAGCGGGTCATCATGGCACCTGAGGAGGTGCTGCACATTCCCGGCCTCGGCTTTGACGGCGTCATGGGCTACAGCCCCATCGCGTTGGAGCGGAATGCCATCGGTCTGGGCATCGCCTCAGAGGAATACGGCAGCAAGTTCTTCTCCAACGGTGCACGGCCTTCCGGCATCCTGACGCACCCCAACACCGTGAAAAATCCTGCTGCGCTGCGGGAGAGCTGGAACAGCATCTACGGTGGCTCCGGCAACGCCAACCGCGTGGCGATTCTCGAAGAGGGCATGCGCTTTGAACCCATCGCCATCCCCAACAACGAGGCGCAGTTCCTGGAAACGCGCAAGTTTCAGGTAGATGAGATTTGCCGCATCTTCCGGGTGCCGCCCCATCTGGTGGGCGACCTGGAGCACGCCACCTTCAGCAACATCGAACACCAGTCCATTGACTTCGCGGTGCACACCATCAGGCCATGGTTGGTAAGAATCGAACAGTCCATGAACCGCGCTCTGTTTTCCGATGAGGAGAAGGGGCGCTTTTATGTGCAGTTCAACATCGACGGCCTGATGCGCGGCGACTATAAAAGCCGCATGGAAGGTTACGCCATCGCCCGCCAGAACGGCTGGATGAGCGCCAACGATATCCGGGCGCTGGAAAACCAGAACCCAATCCCCTCCGAGGAGGGCGGCGACGCATATCTTGTCAACGGGAATATGATCAGCATCCTGACCGCCATGCGCCAGGGCGCGGATGAGGCGTCTGCCGGAACTGAAACACAATCCTCACAACAACAGAACAATCCTGAAAGAAGGAGGAATCCCTGATGAAACACTTCTGGAACTGGATCAGGAACGAGGACACCGGACAGCGCGAACTGTGGTTTGAGGGTGTCATCGCATCTGAATCCTGGTTCAACGACGACATCACGCCGGCCATGTTCAAAGAGGAACTGTTCTCCGGCGACGGGCCGATCACCCTGCATATCTCATCTCCCGGCGGCGACTGTGTGGCCGCCAGCCAGATCTACACCATGCTCATGGATTATCCCGGCGATGTAACCGTGCATATCGACGGCCTTGCCGCCTCCGCCGCGTCCGTCATTGCCATGGCGGGCACGAAGGTCTGCATGAGCCCCACGGCCTGCATGATGATTCACAATCCCTTCACCGCTGCTATGGGCGACACCGACGAGATGCGCAAGGCCATCCAACTGCTGGACGAGGTAAAGGAAAGTATCATCAACGCCTATCAGATCAAGACGGGCCTCAGCCGAACGAAGCTGTCCCACCTGATGGACGCGGAGACCTGGATGAACGCCGTCAAGGCGAAGGAGCTGGGCTTCTGCGACGAGATCCTCTATACCGGCGAGGAAGGACTGCCTGACAATTCTGTGTCGGGCTTTTCCTTTGAGCGCAAAGCGGCGGCACTGTGCCTGATGAACAAGGTAATCGCCGCGCTGCCGAAACCTGTGCCTGTGAAGGAAACAGAGCCGGAGCATCCGCCTGACCCTGAACCCGTTTCCAAACCCGAACTCGTTACCCCTGACAACCGTGTCAAGGCGGCAGACCTGGAAAAGCGGCTGTCGCTGATCAAATGAAATGGAGGATTACACCATGAATCAGATTCTTTCCCTGCGCGAAAAGCGCGCCAAGCTGTGGAACGACACCAAGGCCTTCCTGGACAGCCATCGCGGTGAGGATGGCATGGTGTCCGCCGAGGACAACGCCACCTACGAAAAGATGGAAGCGGACGTGGTCGCCCTGGGCAAGGAGATCGAGCGCCTGGAGCGCCAGGCGGTCATTGACCGGGAACTGGATCAGCCGACCGCGTCTCCGCTGGTGTCCGCGCCGGTCGCCCACACCCCTGAGCAGAAGGCTGGCCGCGCCTCTGACGAGTATAAGAAGGCCTTCTGGAACCAGATGCGGGGCCGCAGCTCTTACGAGATCCGCAATGCCCTGCAGGTGGGCGAACTCTCCGAGGGCGGCTATACCGTGCCCGATGAGTTTGACAAGCAGCTCATCGAGGGGCTTGAGGATGAGAACATCATGCGCGGCCTGGTGCATATCATCCGCACCGGCTCTGGTGAGCACAAGATTCCCATTGTGGCCTCCCACGGCACCGGCTCCTGGGTGGAGGAAGAGCAGCAGATCCCCGAGAGCGACGACGCTTTCAGCCAGGTGACCCTGACCGCTCACAAGTTCGCCACCATGATCCGCATCAGCCGTGAGCTGCTGAACGACTCCGCCTTCGATCTGGCGGCCTACATCTCCCACGAGTTTGTCCGCCGCGCCGGCGCTGCCGAGGAGCAGGCTATCCTGACCGGCGACGGCAGTCACAAGCCCATCGGTCTGCTGCATGACACTCTGGGCGCGCAGGTGGGCGTGACCACTGCCTCCGCGACTGCCATCACTGCGGATGAGCTGATCGACATGCAGCACAGCCTCAAGTCCGGCTACCGCCGCAAGGCTGTGTGGATCATGAACGACGCCACCATCTCCGCAATCCGCAAGCTGAAGGACGGCCAGGGCCAGTACATCTGGCAGCCCGGCATCAAGGAAGGCGCGCCGGATATGCTGTTCAATCAGCGCGTGCTGATGAGCAACTATATGCCGCTCATCGCCACCGGCAACAAGGTCATCCTGTACGGCGATTTCAGCTATTACTGGCTGGCGGAGCGCGAGGGCCGCACGCTTGAGCGCCTGAACGAGCTGTACGCGGTCACGGATCAGGTGGGCTTCAAGATGACCGAGCGCCTGGACGGCCGCCTCATCCTGCCCGAGGCTGTGAAGTGCCTGCAGATGAAGTGATGAACCACGGGAGCCGTCTGATCATGGGCGGCTCCCTTTCCTGACGGGAGGAATTCCATATGAGTGATAACCACAGCACCAAAAACTACTTTGCGTCCGGCGGTGATGAGCTGGTCATCGGCGGCAAACTGACTATCCTGCCCGGCGCGGAGGTGCTTGGCGCGGACGGCCTGTCCGGCAAACCTGCCGCGGCCCTGCCTTATCTGGAAGACAGCAAGGCTACTTCTGCCGCCGCACTCCGGGAAGATTTCAATCAGCTTTTGGCGGCAATCCGCGCCGCCGGACTGATGGCTGAACCCCCCGCAAGAGAACCGGGTGAATCCTAATGCCCGTAACCGTTGACGAAATCAAAACCCATCTGCGGATTGAGCACAACGAGGAGGATGGCTATCTTTCCGCGCTGCTCTCCGCTGCCCGGGCAACGGCGGAGGATTTCTGCCGACGTTCGTTTGCGGAGGAAATGCCGGAGCCTGTGCGCCTGGCAATTTATCTGTATGTGGGCTTCATGTATACCTACCGCGATGGCGCGGATCAGAGCGCGTACCGCGCCATGAAGCAGGCCTTTGACGCCCTGCTCTGGCCGCAGCGCGACCCGGAACAGATTCTGTAGGAGGTGTCGCCATGAAGGATACTGCCTTGCATGCCGGTTTCCTTCGGAATCGCGCCGAGTTCCTTCAGCGCACGGTCACTGTTGCCCATGGCATCAGCAAGGAACGCTGGGAAACTGCCTTCACTTGCTGGTGCGCGGTGGAGCCGCTGTCAGGACGGGAGTTCTGGGAGGCCGCCGCCGTCAACCGGGAAAACGAAGTGCGGTTCACCATCCGCTTTCGCCGGGATGTGACACCAGAAATGCGGATCAGGCTGGACGGTGTGGTCTACGACATCACATCTATTCTCGACAAAAACAACCGGCATGAGGTACTGGAGATCATGGCAAGGAGCGTGACTGCGGATGGCAAATGTGCGGATTGACGGGCTCACCGATCTGGGTACCCGAGTGAAAAACATGGGCAAGGATGCCCGCGGCGCGGCAGGTCAGGCGCTCCGCAAGGGCGCGGAGATCATCCGTGAGGAGGCGCATGTCAGAGCGCCCCGCAGTAAAAACGGACATCCCGCCACTTACGGGCGCACAGCAAAGCATCTGGCCGACCAGCTGACCACCAGCGTCTCCGCCAGCAAGTATACCGCCGGCGTGACGGTTGTCGGCGGTGTGAACGGCCCCAGCTATTACTGGAAATATCTCGAATACGGCACCAAACGCATCAAGGAGCGCGCCTTCATCCGCGAGAGCGCAGCGGCGCGGGGTGACGAGGCGATGGAGACCGTGAAGCGGGAAATCGAAACCAGGCTGGGTATCAAGTGAGGTGAGCAAAATTGGATGCATCCACCCTGGTGGACGAGCTGCTGGAAAGCGAAGAGCTGACGGCGCTTCTGGCCACCGACCCTTATGGCAGCCCCGCCATTTATCAGATATTGTCCCCGGAGGCGGAGGTGTTTCCCCGGCTGGCAGTGTTTGAATCGGACAGAGAGTATACCCGCTTTGCCGACGATCAGCCGCTGGAGGAAGAGATCACCTTCCGCATCGACATCTACGCCCGGGAGAACCTGCTGTATCCCATCAACGCCGCCCTGCACAAAACGATGCGCGCCAACGGCTACCAGCGGTTTGGGCAGGTGCAGGACGATTACCTGCAGGACATGGACATCTACGTGAAGTCCGCGACCTATACCATCAAGGAACAGCTCCCGTTTCCATGGGAGTAAGGAAGGAGAAGATTAACATGGCCAATAATTCCACGGTCAAGGCGCAGCGTCAGTCCCTGCGCAACATCCACTATGCCATCCTGAAGACTGATACTGCGGATGGCGCGACCTACGAAAAGCCCGAACCGCTGGTTGGCGCGATTTCCGCCAGCATTTCGCCCACCACCAATCAGGAAAAGCTGTGGGCGGATGACGGCGTGTTCGACATCGCCTCCCAGCTGGGCGACATCACGCTGGAACTGGAGCTGGCCGCCCTGCCCATGAAAGCGCAGGCCGCCTTGCTGGGTCACAGGTACGACAAGGGCGTGATGATCCAGAACGCCAGCGACGAAGCACCCTATGTTGCCATTGGCTTCATGAGCCAGCCCCAGCCCAATCAGTTCAGGTGCGTATGGCTGTACAAGGGCAAGTTCCAGCTGGTGGAGGACGAGTATTCCACCAGCAACGATTCTCCCGCCTGGCGGCAGCCCAAGCTGACCGGCACCTTTGTGCAGCGGGACTACGATGGCAACTGGCAGATTTCCGCAGACACCAGCGACCCTGATTTCACGGGCGTGGACGCCTGGTTCAACGCCGTGTATGAAGCGGCAAAAACGACCGACACCAACGGGGAGGAATAAGATATGGCGCTGCATGACATCCGGGAAGTGCGTATTCCCATCGAACTGGACAAGCCTCGCACGCTGCTTTTCGACCTGAACGCTTTCGCCGAGCTGGAGGATAAATTCGGCTCTCTGGATCAGGCGTTTCAGAAGATGCAGCAGGGCTCCGTGAAGGCCACGAGGACGCTCCTGTGGGCGGGCCTTCTTCATGAGGACGAAAGCCTGACCGAACGGAAGGTGGGCGCGATGATTTCCCTGACCAATGTGGAGACCATCATGGAGCAGATTACCCGGGCGCTGACCGCCGCGCTGCCGGAGGACACCGAGCAGACGGAGAATGCCGTGGCGCCCGACCCTCGGTAAAGGCGCTGTGGGACTCGTTTGATACGGCGGCATCCGGCGCACAGGAATCTGTGGACTGGGTGCTGTTGTATTACGTGGGAACCGTGGTGCTACGTATGAGTGAGGACGTGTTCTGGAAAAGCACGCTGCGGAAACTGCACGCGGTGTTCAGGTGCCACTGCGAGCATATGCCGAAACCTGCCAGTAAAAAATAAACGATGGCTGTTTTGCGGGTTAGTGTCTTCTCTAATAAAAAATTTCATGCTGAAATATTGCATAAAAGATTGCTCTGTGGTATAATCTCTTCTGAGGGAGGAGGTTGTTGCCATGCTTTTATATCTGAAGCTGAACAACTATACAATATACAATCGGGAAGTCGAATTCTCAATGATGGCAAACATGCATTACAGCCGTTTTCCATCCAACGTAGCGTCTGTAGACGGGGTGCATGTGCTGAAAACAGCGGTTCTTCTCGGGCCAAACAATACGGGCAAGACTAATTTCGTTCGCGCCATTGCCATGATGAAAGCAATCATGCTGAACCAGTCTCCCAGCATCGTTCCCAACATCTTCTCAGGGAGCGCTATTGTGGAGGCGAGCATCTCTTTCCTTGAAAGCGGAAAGGAATATGTCCTTGATATCAGGTATGATGCTGAGCATAAAGAATATGTCTATGAGCGTTTTGCAGAAATCCATCGCGACAAGTATAAGAACGTCCGCACGCATGTTTTGCTCTTACGGGATATTCAGGAAAAAGAGTTCATGGCGGATGATGAGGGCCTCGTATCTGCAATGAAGGTTGCGGCGCGTAACAATCTCCTGATCTATCTCCTGGACACTGAGAGCTTTTCTACCCTGCGCAAGATCAGAGAAGCGGTCATTGCCTTCGCGTCGAAGATTGATATTGTCGATATGAACAATATCCCTATCAAGAAGACAATCGACATGCTGAAGCTGTCCGGCGAGGACAGTCAGCGCATCGCAAAGTTTGTGTTGAACGCCGATCTCTCTCTGGACGATTTCAGATACGCAGGAGATGATGAAGTCCGAATTGTTTTTCAGGGAGTCAGCACAGAGAAATCCTCTCCACAGGAAAACGCTCTGCAGCAGGCCGCTCCGCTTACGGAGATGCTTCACCTTGTATCTGTGTATCATGGAGTGCCTGTACCGAGTATTCTCTTTGATTCTACCGGAACCAAGAAAATGGCGGCTCTCGCAAGCTATGTCATTGGCGCACTGAAAGAGGGCCGTATCCTTGTTGTGGATGAACTGGACAATAGCCTGCACTTCCGGCTGACCCGCGCAATCATCAGCCTCTTCAACAATGAACTGAACGAGAACGCGCAGCTGATCGCAACCGCACACGATATCTCTCTGCTGGACTGCAATTCGCTCTTCCGGAAGGAGCAGATATGGTTCACCCACAAAGACAAAGAGCGAGCGTATCTGTACTCGCTTTCGGATTTTACCGCCAGTGAGAGCAAGACCAGAGGCACATCTGATCTGGTAGCCAAATATCGGGCAGGCGTTTTCGGCGCATTGCCCGAGCCTGATCTGTTTGACACCCTTCTGGAGGTGAGTCAGTCATGAGTGCGCTGCCTCCCATTCGGCGAAAGCACAGAATCTGTGTTATTTGTGAAGGGTACGAGGATTATCATTACTTCAATCGCCTGATTGCCCTGAATCTGTGGGACGCTTCCTACAGCTTCACGACCATCAATGTCAAGAGCGCTTCCAACATACCGGCCCGGTTCCAGAACGAGTATCAGAACGACAGGTATGAGATCATCCTGGTATTCTGTGATACAGACAAGGAGCCATACCGGGAATATACTCTTATCAAGGACAAAATCAACAGTTTCCTTGGCAAGCGGAAAGCCTCGGATAAACTCGTTATCTTCGCCAATCCCTGTACCATGCAGATTGTTCTGCTCCACTTTGGCGATGTATCGCTGAAAAACCAGGGAAAGAAGACCAATAGCGCGGAGATTGAGCGACTGACTGGAATTCCAGGATATGACGCCCATGAGGAACAGATTCAGGCATTGTGCGGAAAGATAACCCGCGCCAGCTATCCAGATATGAAGAAGCGTGCAGAAGCCATCAATTACCCCGATACTGTCTCTGGCAGCACGAATATCAGCGCGTACTTGAAGTGGTTTGAGAAGTCCGATGACCATTGGATTGCTGAGATCAGAAAAGCCTGCGCACAATAAAGCATTACTTCAATACCAACAGCGGCGTCGTCCATACGGGCGGCGCTTTCATTATGCCCGTATACCCCGTGCTGCTGCCTGCGGCAAGCGCGGGTTTCGGACGACAATCCGATGGATTGCCCGTCCTCAGTCCGTCTTTGGCGGACGCTGCAAAGGAGGTGATTCCCCATGGCGTCCGGAACGTCCGACCTGATTGTCCGCCTGTCCCTTGATACCACCAATTTTGAAGGCGCGATGTCCAAATTCGAGGGACAGATGACAAAGCTGCAGGCCTCCTGCACCAATGCCAGCACAGGGATCACCAACTTTAAGCAGGTGACGGCGCAGCTCCAGACATCTGCTCAGACCCTGACGGACAAGCTGGCCGCGCAGAAGCAGAAGGTGGCCGATCTTGAAGCCGCCTATGAAAAGAGCAAGGCGGAGACCGGCGAGAATTCTGAGGAGACAAAAAAGCTGGCCGCCCAGCTAGAGCAGGCGAAGCAGAAGGTCTCCCAGACCGAACAGGCGCTGAAGCTCGTCACCCGGCAGCTGAAGCTGTCGCAGAACGGCTTTTATCAGCTGGGCACACAGCTGGAAAACATCGGCGCAAAGCTGGAATCGGTCGGCAAAAAGGTATCCCAGGTCGGCCAGCAGCTCACCACCAGGGTGACTACACCTATTGTCGCGCTGGGCACGGTGTGCGTGAAGACCTTTACATCCTTTGACGACAGCCTGAAAACCGTGCAGGCCACCATGGGCCTTGTGGCAGGCTCCTCGGAGGAAGCGGATCGGCAGATTGCCCTTCTGAACAGCACGGCTCAGGAGATGGGCCGCGCGACCCGCTATTCCGCCTCTGAAGCGGCGTCCGCTTTGAACTACCTGGCGCTGGCGGGTTACGATGCGGACGAGGCATGCGCGGCCCTGCCGCAGGTGCTGGCGCTTGCCCAGGCGGGCGGTCTGGATCTGGCTTACGCCTCCGACCTCGCCACCGACGCCATGGCGGCGCTGGGCCTGTCCATGGATCAGCTGTCCAACTTCTCCGATCAGATGGCCGTGACGGCGCAGAAGTCGAACACCTCCGTCGGGCAACTGGGTGAAGCGATTCTCACCGTGGGTGGCACGGCGAAGAATCTCAAGGGCGGCACCGCCGAGCTGAACGCGGAGCTGGGCATCCTGGCCAACCGCGGCATCAAGGGCGCGGAGGGCGGCACGCACCTGCGCAACGTCATCCTGTCCCTGACGAACCCCACCGACAAGGCCGCCGCTCAACTGGAAAAGCTGGGCGTTTCTGTCTTTGACAGTTCGGGCAACATGCGGTCCATGAACGACATCATGATGGATCTGAACCGTTCCATGGATGGCATGACCGCCGAGCAGAAGCAGAACATCATTTCTACCATCTTCAACAAGACCGACCTTGCCGCCGTGACCGCCCTGCTGGACGGCTGCGGGGATGAATTCTACGAGCTCATCGGCTATATCGATGACAGCGAAGGCGCTGCCCGGCAGATGGCCGATACCATGGAGAGCGGCCTGGGCGGCGCCTTCCGCACGCTGAAATCCGCTGTGGAGGGTCTGGCCATCTCTTTCGGCGAAAGGCTGGCTCCGTATATCCAGAAAGCAGTGGAGAAGATCACCTCCGTCGTCAACTGGCTGACCAGTCTGGACAACAAGACCAAGGATACCATCATCAAAATTGCCGCCGTTGCCGCCGCTGTCGGCCCGGTGTTGCTGGTGGGCGGCAAGCTCATCACGGGCATCGGCAAGGTGATCAAGAACGTCGGC